TCTGAGGCTTTGAGCAAGGCATACGCGGGGAACCTGAAGGGCCTGAACGCTCTTGACCCCCGCATGAAAACGCTGATCAAGAACGGCGCCACGGCTGAGGAAGCCATTGGCATCCTGTCCAAGACCTTCAAGGGCGATGCTGCAGCTGCGGCCGACACCGCACAAGGCAAGTTCAAGGGTCTGGGCATCGCTCTTGACGAGACCAAGGAAAGCGTGGGCGCCGCCCTGCTGCCGGCCATTGAGGCCATTCTCGGGCCGCTTCAGGCGTTTGGCGCATGGGCTCAGCGCAACCCAAAGGTGTTCCTGGCACTGGCCGGGGCAATCGGCGCGGTCGCCACGGCAGTCCTGGCGATCAACGCGGCCATGAAGGTTGCTGGCGCCATTGCCCTGCTGACCAACCCCATCGGCTTGATCATCGTCGCCGTGGCAGCTCTCACCGCTGGCGTGATCCTGCTCTACAAGAAGTCCGAAACCTTCCGCGACATTGTTCAAAAGGTCTGGGCGGCCGTCAAAAAGGCCGTTGAAGTTGTCGTCGACTATTTCGACGGTCCGGTAAAGGCAGCGTTCGACCTGATCAGCGGCGCTATTTCGGCCATTGTGTCGTTGGTGAAGGGTGACTTCTCGGGCGTCTGGGATGGGCTAAAGAAGGCCGCTGGTGGCGTGCTGGACGGCATCAAGGAAACGCTGCTGAAGTTCCCCATCACCATTGCCACGGCCGTGCTCGACATTGGCAAGTCAATCGTCAGCGGAATCGCCAGCGGCGTGGCCGACCTCGCAACAAAGGTCTGGGACAAGATCAGCGGTATGCCTGCCGCCCTCATTGGCAAGCTCGGGGACTGGATTGAGGGGCTCGGCAACATCGGCAGCCGAGTCATCACCTACATCGTCAATGGCGTCACGAGCCTGGCAACGGCGATCTGGAACAAGATCGACGGCTTTGCCAGCGCGCTTATCGGCAAGGTTGCCGGGATCGCCGGTGACATCAAGGGCATTGGCTCCAAGATCATCGGCTACATCGGGGATGGGCTGGAAGCCGGTGCAGGCGCTCTGGCCAACATCGTGAAGGGCGCAATCAACGTCGTGATCGACGCGCTGAACGTGGGCGTCAAGGCGATCAACAAGGCCATTGGCGGCATCAACAAGGTCAACCCGTTCGATGACATTCCCAAGGTGCCCCTGATCCCCAAGTTGGCAAAGGGCGGAATCGTCACCCAGCCCACGCTGGCGCTGATTGGTGAGGCAGGCCCCGAGGCTGTCGTCCCGCTCAACAAGATGGGCAGCATGGGCGGCATCACCATCAACATCGAGGCGGGGCTTGTGTCCACGCCCGACCAGGTGGGCCAGCAGATCATTGAGGCCATTCAGCGGGCGCAGCGGCGTTCAGGACCGGCGTTCGCAGCGGCATGAGCCTCCCGACCATTCAAGTGCTGGTCGGGTTTCAGCAGACCGCTGATTTCGCCACCCCGTTTCAGCTGGACATCGACCCCTACGGCAAGCTGGACACCGGCACCCTTGGCGGCGTTCAAATGATTGACGTCACCAGCATGGTCAAGAGCATTGGCATCACCAGGGGCGTATTACCCGTTCGTCGGGCCGCGCCAGCCCATCGAGGTTTACGCCAACGGCCTGCCGATCTACGCGGGGACTATCACCGATTGGGACCTTGACTACGACTTCATCACGCCCGGCAACCGGATGACGGCGCAGTGCGCTGACAACTTCACGGTGCTGGCCAACATGAACTTTGCCGAGTGGGCGCCGGTGGAGCAACTCTCAGGGGCAAGAATCACGGCATCGCTGGCACGGCCCGAGATTTCCTACCAAGGCCCGCGATCATTGGACGCAGGTCAGAGCACGCTAGGCGGCACACCCGGCGGCGGAAGCGCGTATGACGTCGACCAGGGCACCAACGTGCTGAGCTACCTGCAGCGCGTGGCGGCGTCCGAGGGCGGATTCCTGTTCATGGATCACGCCAACATCTTGACGTTCGTCGACCGTAGCCAGAACATCAACCCGTCAGCCGTCGCGGCGTTCACCGAGGACGGAACCGGAATCGCCTACAGCTCATTGGTCAATCAGTTTGGTGACGAGCTGCTTTTCAACAGCATCCAGATGCAATCCCCCGCCGGCAACGTCCAAGTGGCATCAGACGCCGACAGCATCGCCAGGTATCAGGCATCGCAGTATTCCAAGCTTGACCTTCTCAATAGCGATACCGATGAAGTGCTCGACCTCGCCAACGCTTTTCTGGCAACCCATAAGGACCCAATCCTTCGATTTACGGGCGTCAGCCTGCAGCTGGCCGCCTATGACGTCGCGCACCAGAATGACGTTTTGGCGCTAGACCTGGTGGACGTTGTGACCGTGCAGAAGTCCTACGACGTCGGAAGCCCCGCGAGCCTTACCGAGTCGCTAATCGTCAGTGGAATTCAGCACGCCATTACGCCGGGGAGCCATACGGTGTCCCTGACCTTTGAGCACACCGATTCCCGTGCATACTTCACGCTGGATGCTGCCATTCTTGGCAAGCTCGATTCCAACTATCTCTACTTCTAGGACGGGCCGTGGCAATAACACCGAACACCACATTCACCGCCGGAAACGTTCTCACGGCTGCTCAGATGAACCGCCTGCCGTGGGGAATTGCGGCATTTGCACAAAAGACGACTGACCAGACTGGCATCAGCACTGAAGCCGACATAACAAGCCTTAGCGTGACCTGGACGGCAGTCAGCACTCGCTATTACAAGATCTCCGTTTATCTGGCACCAATTCGGCAAATCACCTCCGCCGCCATTGTTGTGCCAAAAATTACCGATGGAAGCAACAACGCAAGGGTGCAGGCCAACGTCAGCCTTGGCATAGACGAATTTACAACTCTTGCCATTGCCGAAATTGTGACCGGCCTGAGCGGCTCGATCACCCGCAAGGCCCGCATCGGCACGACAGCGGGAACAGTGAGCGTCTTGGCCGCCACTGCTGGTCAGGGCAATTACATCGTGGTTGAGGATCTCGGTCAGGCATGAGCCCCGAGGACGCGCACACGATCCGCCAGGACATTCGCGAATTGCGCGATGCCAATTATCAGAGCCTGGGGAATGTGCCGTGAAAGAGCCCACCAGGGGACTCCGCTTGTGGGTCATGGTGATCGTCGGCACCGCGTTCATCATTCTGGGCATCGGTGAGATCGCCAGAGCGTGGGCAGTGGATGGAAAAGCCCCCCAAGACCTTGAAATCTCCCTCGCTCTTATCGGGGTGGGGCTCGTGATGTTATTTTTCGGCACCCCCGATCAGGGGAATGCCGCAACCCTGCTTTCCCCGGGCGCGAAACTGCCGCCCGATTCGCCAGCCGCGCAATCACCTGAGCGGCAGTCGGAATCATCAACAACACTTAGGGGACCTAATGATTAGTAACGGGCAGGCAGCACTTAGGAAGGCCGGGCACTACCTCGGGGCGCAGGAGGGTGCCAAGCCCAACCGCTCGGGCGATCCCGTGGTGGATGATTGTCAGGAGATGTTCGGCCTGCTGGGGGTTCCCTGGTGCGCGTGCTTTGTGGGCTATGTCATCGACAAGTCCGAGGCGTCGGCGCAGTACAAGAAGGACGCCAAGGCCGTCGTGCATCCTTCCTGCGCCGAGATGGTCGCTCGGGCACGCCGCAAGGGCTGGTACGGCCCGCACGGCAAGAACACCAAGCCCGGCGACCTGTTCATCATCGACGGTAAGCACGTTGGGTTTGTCAACGCGCTGAACAAGGACGGCACCTTTCAGACCATCGAGGGCAATGCCGCCAATGGTGTTCGCAGCTACACCCGCTCATGGTCTGACGGCTGGCAGGTCATCAGCATTCCCGGTAACGGCAATCCCGGCCCTGCGGCCGTGGTCGACGGCTACGGGTTCGACGACACCAGCGTCAAGATCTACGGCGGCTGGCCGACGCCCCAGGCGCGTGACCAGCAGCTGCTGAAGTTCGCTGCGGCCAACCCGACGTACTGGACTCAGGCCATTCGCATTCAGGCCAACAGCAAGTACGCATTCCGCGCCGGCCCCAAGGGAACGTGGAACAACTACACCTTCGGCCCGTGGCTTCACAGCACTGGCAAGCAGACGCGGGATGAGCAGATGAAGAAGTGGCAGGACAACCACAAGGCCACGGCGCGTCCGTGGAAGAAGTCCTACAAGGAAGCGTGAGCCATGGCACCTGAGATTGTTCCTCCCGGCACTGTCGTGATCGAGCCGCCGCCGGCCGAGCCCACCGACTACGACGAGAAGCAGGAGAAGGCCGAGTGAACCCGAAAGTAGGACCGTCGACAATCGCAATCCTGACTTCTGCTGTCGTGGTCATGGTCGCTTTCGTCGATACGTTCGTAGAGGGAAACCCGAGCGTGACGCTCGCCGCCATTAGCGCAGGTCTCACAGCCCTGTTGGGCGTGCTGCGCTCATGGCAGTCCGTTTCAGCAAATGGGGAGAAGGCATCATCAGACGTTCAGTCGCCGCCTGGGGATTCCTGATCGCAGCATTGCTGCTGGTCGGGTCGATCGAGGCAAACGCAGCACCGTGCCAAGCCCACCAGGGCAAGGCCAAGGCAGAGTGCATCAAGCAGGCAAAGCGGGACCGCATGGCATGGCCCCCGAAGCCTTCCGAGGCTGAGATCCGCCGGCGGGTCGGGGACTACAACTGGAACAAGGCTCACCGCGTGGCCGTGTGCGAAACCGGCAAGCGTCTGGACTGGTACCCGAATGGCCGCTTTCGCGGACCGCTTGGCATGTTCTCGCGCACTCAGGACTACGGCAAGCGTGCCACCGGCTATTGGTCCCCGGCAACGTGGCAAGAGCATGTGGCCATCGCCGTCGCAGCGCATCCGATCACCGGCGGTTGGTCCGGCTGGGGTTGTGGATCCGCGTGAAGGTGTAGCGTTTCGCCAGCAGGACGAAGGGAGAACGATGAAGTGTCCACACTGTGGGCATCCTGACCGGCTTCACAGCGGTCCACGCGCCACGCTCAGTACGCCAGGCACATGCCAGTGCCACCCGCCTGATACGCCATGCCCGTGCCCGGGCTGGCGTCACTGGTTGAAAGGCGACGAATGGCAGCAGGAGCTGCAGTTCGAGCAGGACCGCGTTGACCGTCATTTCGGTAAAGACCTGTCGACGCTTTGGGAGTACGACGACTAACCAGGGGGAACGATGGAAGGCACGACGTCCGACGAGCTGGACTATTGGAAAGACATGGTCAGATTCCACCGGCGAAACTTGGATCGCTTATTGGCGAGTCTGGAATCTCCAATGTCATGGTATTCGGTGCAGAAGGTAAAGCATTGGATCAAGCTTGAGCGCACGCGCCTAAAGCGTGCCGAGTTGCATGTTGCTCACGCAGAAGGGCGCATTACGAAGGGGGAACGATGCAGCAAATGACGATTGCCGAGCTCCACGCTTTGCTGAACGAGGTTGACCAGGCAGCACCGAGGGATTGGAAGGAAATCGCTGGCCGCGCCATGGAATACCTGATCGGCCGGGGCGAGGACTTCACCGCTGACGACCTGCAGGCGCTGCTGGAGGGCGTGGGCGCCGAGCCCATCGAGCCCAACCGGGTGGGCGCATTGTTCAACGTCTACAGCCGCCGGGGCCTGATTACGTTCGCCGGCCGATTCACGCACTCAAAGCGCTACACGGCCCATCGCCGGATGCTCAGGGTGTGGAGGGCGTCGTGAGCGATCAGAAGCCAATGGCGGAAGTTGTGGCACTGCCGGTACCCGGGAGTAGGGCAGAGCGCGTGGAAGCCCTCAGATCGCTTCTCAGCGCGTGGTGGGAGCCACCCGAGGACTTGATCGACACGCTGCCCAAGGCGGGCATGCAGCTGCGCTACCTGTCCCACGTCTGGGTGTCCAGGGCGTTCAGTGAGATTGACCCCGAATGGACGTGGGCGCCCATGAGTTACGACGACGCCGGCCAGCCGGTGCTCGAGCGTGACAGTCAGGGACAGCCCGTGGGAATGTGGATCACCCTCACCATCTGCGGCACGACCATCCCGGGCTATGGGTCCGTGGACCCCGGCAAGCGTGACGCGATCAAGGAGTTGATCGGGGACGCCCTGCGAAACGCTGGCATGAGGCGCGGCGTGGCGGGCAGTCTGTGGACGAAGGAGAAGCCCAGCAAGAAGGCACCGCGCAAGAAGGAGCCATTGCCTGCCGCAGTTGAGCGCAACCTCAAGCACCTACGCGCTCAGGTGGACCCGCCGGTAGGCGAGGCCCCGCACTGGGAGAAGGCAGCGGCTAAGGAGCTGTACGACAGCCTGTGCGAGGAATACGGGCAAGAGGTAGTCAACGGGGCACTGGCAACCCACAAGGTGTCCACGTTCAGCGAGCTCACCCCGGCGAAGGGCGCAGTGATCGAGGCATCCCTGAAGGCGCGGGCCCGTCTGATTCAGGAGGAAGAGGACCGGGCAAAGCAGCTGGCCAAGGAGCAGGTGGATGCCAAGCGGTCAGAGTGAGGCGGCATTCCAGTCCCAGATTGTGCAGCTGGCAATAACGCTGGGCTGGTACGTCCATCACACCCGGCCGGCTAAGCAGGGCGACCGCTGGCTTACGCCCATCACTGGCAACGTGGGATTCCCTGACCTGGTCATGGCGCATGAGAAGCGCGGCGTGCTGTTCGCTGAGCTAAAGACTGACAAGGGCGCAGTGAGCGACGAGCAATACAAGTGGGGGCGCAAGATCAGGGACGGCGGGGGCGAGTGGCGCATCTGGCGCCCGAAGGACTGGCCCGAGAT